AGTAGCAGACTTCCACTCACCAGAAGAGGCTGTTACAACAATATGTCCACCATTCATTAAGGAGCCATTCTTGTAAAAGACTACTTGAAGGTTCTTGTCAGTGCCTGACGCCTGCTTAAAGTTAAAGGTAAAGTTACACAAAGCAACAATGTCTTCTGTGCCTGTGTAAACCAATCTAGCATTAGGGGAGGCAGCACCAGTGAAACCATCTGCAAGAGCAATACTGAAGGTAGGGTTAAGAGGTGTAAAGCTAGTTGTTACAGAGTGTTGGTAAGCAGGGGTTACATCATCAAAAGAAACATAACCATTGATATGTCTGTTTAAGCTAGTCCATGAACCAGAGCCAGAACCATTAGATACGTATACGTTACCACTAGACGCAGAGGCTACACCCTTAGGCTCATGGAGATATGGATCAGTGAGTGTTGAGTGGTTTACATTAGCCATCAGGAGTGTCCTTAGAGTTGGTTGAGAGTATACCTTATAGGTTATACCGTCTGGGAGACAAAGAGATTATACAAGCATTCTCAAATCTGTCAACTACAAAATAATAAATAAAAGTAGGAAGGGGGCCGTAGCCCCCAACCTTTAAGTTTTATACAGCAGGGTTTGTTACAACAGTAACGATACCTTCTGGACGGTACTTCTTAACACCGTAACGAGCAGTAGTTACATACTCGTGGCGTTGGAAGTCTTTGTTGTACTCATAATCAACCTCAGGCATTTGACGCCATGCACCCACGAATGGGTTAGCAGTCGCATCAGCTGAGAAGAACAAGTTAGCAACACCGTTGTTTGTTGAGAAGTCGTTGGCTGTTGTGCCATCTTTCTCAAGCAGAGCTGTGTCAGCTACTGTACCTTTGAGGTAGTTAGATGTGTACACGTCAAAGCCGTACACGTTAGCAACGAAACGCATACCAGTTGCGATACCGTCACGAACGATGCCTTCCCACATTGGGTTGTTGGACACGTTGACAAGGTTTGTTAGTGTGTTGAGTTGGTACTCAACTGACGGGTCAACAACAGCAACCAAACCACGATCTGGTACGTTAGCTTTTTTCAAAGCAAAACGAGCAAATGCGAAGTCTTCCAGTTCGAGACGACCTGCGTTGCCACCAGAGATACGGTGTGCAATGCTGTTGATAGCTTCAGCAGAGTTACCTGCAACACCAACTTCAGGTGAAGCAAAGGTTGTGGACTCGAAGTGTTCCATGATTGCACGTTCCTGCTCAGGAACAAAACGTGCTTCCAGCTGCGCACTGTAGAACGAGTCTTGTGCAGCTTTCTTGGTGATGTAAGTACCTGACTGGAGGTACTGGTCAACAGTGAATTGGAACTCAGCTGTGTCCATCGGTGTGTAAGCAACTTGCGTATCTTCTGTGTAGCTTGCAGTTACAGTTTCACCGATTGTTGGGATAGTGAATGTATCACCGTCTGGGAAGCCATCCAGCATACGGACGTACCGTTGTGCTTGCATCTCATCACGGAGAATGTCTTTGAGTTCTGAGGAGTAAACCTCTGAACGAATCAGACGTTGCATGTCTGCATTTGAGGAAATCATACCAGCCATTGTGCTAGTCCTTTCTTAGAGTTTAATTGCCGAAACTGTCACCCAGTCGCATCTTATCTTCCATAAGTTGTTGCTGGACTTTAGGGGTGTAGTATTCGTTACGATTTGTCCGACGAAGGTTCTGGTAGTAAGACCAATTACGTTCCGTCGAAGGTTGCATATTGACACCTTCTGTTCGAACCGAACCTTGAACCATTGGGTTGAAGGTCTTCTTCGGCTCACCAATCAGGTTAAAGAATGCGTTAGGACTTTCAGCTGCAATCTCTTGCATACGTTCAAGGCTAATCCCCAACTCATCTGCTTTCTTCTGGACCGTTGCTTTAGCATTTGTGCCGTAGCTCTTTTCCAGTTCCTGATCTACGATAGATAGATTCTGCTTTACCAGGCCATCTTTCTCTCGTGCAGATAGTGTCTTTTCGACAAGGCTCTTCAGGTCATCCTCACTCAGGCTAGGGTTGGTGTTCCCTTCTGATGTGCCACCAGTATTATTATTATTGGGCATTGCAGCATTCGCAGTGGTGGGGTCTGCGGCCTTATTCTGCAACTGGTCGAGAAGTTTCTGGGCATAGTCCTGTTTACCTAAGTCTTCACGCATCTGTGTGAGTTGTGACTCAAGCTGTTGGATGTAGCTATCAGCTTCTAACTTGCCTTTAGCTAGTACCTCAGGATTGTTCCAGTTCTCTCCCTTAGCCTCTACGAGCTTTGCTACAAAAGATTCCTGTGGTGGGGAGGTCTCTGTAGTTACTTGCTCTGTCTGAGTTGTCTGTGTGGTTTCAGCACCCTCAGTAAATACACTCATAATTATTCCTTATCCAGTGTGATTAATTTTAGCAGATCGTCCAGAGCCTGGTTATACTCATTGGCTGCGATCTGTCGAAGCTCCCAGTTTGGGGCTTCATAATCACGAACGGATTGTTTCTTCTTGTAATCACGTTCGAGAATTTCTTTTAGAGCTTCGAAGGCATTGCGGTAGTTCATTACCTCTGCCTTACGTTTCTCTTTGTCTTGTCCTTTAAGACCTTTAAGCCATGCTGTTTGCATTACTTTTTCTTTGACTTAGTTTGCATACGCATCAAGGTTGCATCACCCTTCTCAGCTCGTGGTGTCACATCCTTGTACGGACGAGCCTTAGGGCGAAGGGAAGTCTTAGGGGCTGTAGGGCGAGCCTTAGGGCGGACAGGTTTCTTCATAATTAAATTCCCATAGATTGTGCAGCCATAAGCTGCTCTTGGTTAATAGCTTCAGCTTCTTGCATCTGCTGTTGTGTTTCGAGTTGTTCAGTGACTTGGATGTTCTCACTGAATAGGGTTGGCTCACCTAGCTCATCAGCTAGGATACGAGCAAACTCTTTACCTGACATGTGTGCTGCTACAGAAGGATCAGATAGTTTGATCTGGTAAAGCTGTGTAAGGTTCTGTACTCGACGAGCACGTTCAGCAAAGTGACGAGCACCTACAGGAACAATCTTACCTGTGGCTGTGATGTCATCCTTGGTGATTGTCTGGAAGAGAATAGCACCTGTAGCATCATCCATAACTCGGATAGTGTCAGACATGTTCATGTAACGACGAGCAGTCTCAAGCATTGCATTCAAGATTGGCTCAAGGAACACACGTTCAAAGTGGGCAGTCTTGTGTTCGAAGATACGTGAGGCTGCATTCTGAAGGGACTGTACCTCAAAGGCTGTCTTCTCGCCTGCTGTGCGGATACCCATAGCTTGCTTAGGTGCACCAGCCATCTCTTCCATCTTGTCCTCTAGCAGCCTAATTTGCAGGTCTGCTTGCAATGCTGTAGCATCTGGAGCCATGTAGCCTACGTCACCCTCTTCCCCTAGATAGATACGAGCACCAGGTTCAAAGTCAAAGTCTTCTACGTCACCACGAATCTTCATGATTGGGTATGCAATCTGGTCGAAGACATCAGCCTTAAGGTTCTCCAAGTGGTCGATACGGTACTGCATACCTACGAGGTTATCCAGTGGACCCATCGCATAGAGGTTGTCAGGACGTGGACGCCACCCTGCGTGGAAGATAGGAGCACTACCCAACCAGCTAGGGTTTTCTTCGTTAGCCAATACGTAGGCTCGGTCTACAACAGTAATTACACGATCACTGTGGAGCTTGCCCTCAGCTGTGTCGTAGAAGTCACCGTAGAAGGTGAGGATTTCTACGTAGTCTGACTCGTAGTATTCTTGAATAGATGAGAAGCCATCAGCAATAAAGCCATCTGCCTTGTACTCACTATCTGATGTACGGATAGATGCACGAGCACCCATCATCTTAGTGAACACACCCTCTAGATGTTTGTTTGAAGGATCGTTGTCAATCATTGCCCGTATCTCACCAAGGGTCTTGATGGAACGAATGATCTTAGGGGCCTTCTCAAAGCTAGAAGCTGTAGGGTTGAAGCACAGATCGTAAGGAGATACTCGTACCAGCTTAGGGCCTACGTAGTTGACTACAAGATCACCAGCTTCTTTAACTTGGTAGTTATCTTCCCATGTGACGGTAGCAAAGCAGTTACCGTACTGGATGTAATCATACAACAAGTCAGAGGCAATGTTAACGAAGTCACTCTGACGTACCTTGTTATCCATGTAGGCTTGGATTACATCACGTTTAGCTTTGACGTTACTGTCTCGTGAAGCCGCCTCAAACCGCATCCACTTCTGCTGTGGGAACAATGTGGCGAAGTAGTTAGCATGGAGGTTATCCATGATCTGTGTCAGCTTAGGTGTAGTGGTGCTGTTAGACCAAGGCAACATAGCATTCTTGGTTGTACGGGTGTCCGTAGCATACAAGTAGTTACGTAGTTCTTTCCACTCTTCCAACTTCTTCTGACGAAGGTTAGACCAAGTTTGCCAACGAGTAGCAATCTCAACAGCCATGTGGTCAGGCCCAAGCATGTGTTGTAGTTCGATAGTCGTGCCAGCCATTTAGCCTGCTCCTCGGAATTTGTTATTAGCCCAAACGATGTTGTTGCTACGTGATCTTCGGACTTGCTGAGAGGGTTTAACTGCAATGTCGATAGCCGAAGCAAGGGCATCTTTAATATCGTCGTGAGGTGGATGTCTCATTGACAACTCTTCTTCGAGTGTCTGGATGTTACCACCTCGGTAGTGCCAAATCTGAAGGTTGTCATAACGTGGCTCAAGGGTAGCTGCGATACGTTCTTCTTTGTTACCTTGATGTTTGTTAGGACGATACTCATCAATACTGATTGATAGACCGTTCTGCTTAATGAGTTCTTTTAGTTGCTTAACGATAGCCTGTTGAGCTACTGTAACCTCTGCCCTCATTTTGCGGAATGACCACTTAGCTGACAGCTGGAAGATATGTTCAAAGTACTCAGAGATACGGTCAGTACGGAAACGATCAATGTCTAGGACGTAGATGTTATTCTGGTGGTCTACACCAACTACAACGATAGCTGTGTAGTCGGCCTTCTTAGATAGACTAAAAGCAAAGTCGATAGAGGCTACGATGTTTAGCTTACGATCTTTGTAGAACCAGAAACCATTGTCTTGTGTGAGATGTTTACGTTCGTAGTACTGGAACTTAGTACGGTCAACAGGTACGTTGTCTGGGTCACTAGGGTCGTTGTAGTACTGTGCTCGGAACTGAGACTTATCTAGGTACTGACCACGTTTCTTAGCTAGGATTTGCATGGTAAAGCCGAAGTACTTACCGTCCTTACGTTGCTGCTGAGGCCACAAGAACTCTCCAGTTCCGTCCCCCCGATCCTCTACTGCTCTCTCAAGAACCTCGTAGATTTGTTCCTCTGATACCTTATTACCGTCTACATCATACTGATCCTCAGTCATCTGCATCAGATCATTGTAGAGGTCAGCAGGGTGGTAACGAGTACCTACGATCCACTCTTTAGCATTAGCACCTTCGATAGAGGAGAGAAGAGAGTACTGGCTCTTAACTTTCTCACGACCCTCGTTAGTGTAAGCATTCTCATATACCACCACATCGTCAAGAACTGCGATGTCACAGTGCATACCTGTAAGGGATGTAGTAAGGCCACCAGTGAAAACAGAGGGGTCACGTACATTCTCTTTCTTACGAGCAGGGTGGTCCAACATAATCTCGGAGTTAGTCCACTTAGTACGTTTACCTTCTTCTTTGTTGACATGCTCAGGCCAGTAACGGCGATACGTCTCAGAAGTAAGGATAGACTTAATGAAGCCTAGTTGTTTCTCTGCTAGGTTAGCTGTAGCTGAGATGTAAAGGATACGTAGGGTAGGGTCTTTGGTTAGTTCCCATGCTACACGATAAGCTACAAGACGAGACTTACCGTGGTCACGGGGAAACAACAGAAGCTGGTGGGTCTTATGGTCAGGCCGTGTCCACCAAGAACATACATCTTCGTGGCACTGTCCTAGTATTTGCTCAGGAGCTACTAGCTTAATGAATGTAGCCAGATCGTTCTCAGCAGCTTGCCTAATTTGATCTAGTGTTACATTACTCATTTATTACTAATATTCCATTGTTTGACTACTGAGTCTAAGCCAAAGGCTGCACCAGCAAATGTAAGTATAGGTAGGTTAAGAACCTTTACAGCTTCACCCGCCAGTAAGTTTTCGAAGAAGACCCATAAGAAGATCAACAAGAGTAGGACCGCCAACAGTAGGGCTGCTACTTCCCTCTTCAGTGTCTTCTTTAGTTTCGGATTGTCCATCAAGGTATTCCTTTACTTGAAAACCTGGACATGCTTTAGAAGCTACTTCGTTGTGTCCACGTATTTTAGCATTGCTGTGTGTGTCTGTCAAGTCCTTGATAAGGTTATCCAGAGCTTTACGTTGAAGGTCTGTGAAATGATCCTCAAATTTATCATTGGCATCCGAACCAAAACCACCGATGAGACAGATACCGATAGAGTTCTTGTTGTGGCCCTTAGCATGAGCACCAACACGTTCTACTGGACGACCTACACACACGTCACCCTGACGATCTACAACAAAGTGGTATCCAATATTTGACCACCCCTTGTCTGTGTGCCACCGACGAATCTCCTCCACCTTCTGTTGACAGCTATTAGCTGCCATCCACTTAGGTTGTGTAGCAGAGCAATGGATAAAGATTTCGTTAATCTGTCTCATTGGTTATTGCCTTACTGTACGAATACGTCTTTAGCACCGAAGTTACGTTTGTCTGAGATACGAATGACAACTGTACCTGAAGAATAGCCTGACACAGTTGCACGGTAGAAGACTTCCTCAGCATCAAAGCCTACGCCTTCGTAGTTGCCTGTGAATGTGTCTACAGCAAACCAATCGGTCTGGTTCCAGCTACGTTCGATTGTAACTGTAGCAGCCCATGTACCTGACAAGGAGAGGTTGAAGTGACCAATGATCTGGAGGGGACTTGTGCTACCGTCTGCCGTTAGGGAAGCTGTTACGTTAGCCATGATTACTCTCCCTCAGTCTGTGCTGCGGCGTATGCTGCCTTGGCTGCGTCAGTGAAGACAGAACCAGCAATAGCTGCAACGTCTGCATCTTCGGCTGTCAGGTCTGCGTCAGGTGTCAGCACATGGCGGTGGAACGTGCGGCTAATCTCTGCACCATCCTCTGCAATGATTGTTGCTGTGCGAACCTGAACCACTGGATAACCAGCAGCCAGTTGCAAGACCTCGATCTTGTCGTTTGTTGTTGTTTTAGTAAGAGCCATTTTTATCTCCTTGGCTTATGGGACTGTCCACGGGCGAACCGCATTAAATATCTACTGCACCATCGAACTGATCTATTGTTTTCAAATGATCGTATGCTTGTTTAATTGGATTTTCACCAGCGATGTCATAGTCACAAGCAAACACTTCAGTCTTAATCGGCTCAGAAACATCTGAAGAAACATAAGACTTCAAAGAAAATCGAATAATGTTTTTGGACATTAACGTCAGATTTTCTACACGAAGATATGCGTTAGAAGCCGTAAGGCCGTTTGAAGTAGTGATGTCTTTTTGCAGTGCCATTACAGCCTCCTATGCGTAAGATTTTGTTCCAGAGAACGACATTGTTGCCCACACAGCAGAGCCAGTTCCTGCTGTATCAGTAAATCGAATTACACCGTCACTTGCCATTGTCACAGTAAATGCTGAACCACCGCCAGAACCGTCTTGAGATGCTAGACTGGTAAATGTAGCCGTGCTACCACGGCCTACAGCAGCATAAACTGTTCTGCGTGACTGTGTAGGCGCATCAGATCGAGTTGAAGAAACACTCAGTATTCCAGAAAAACCACCAGCATTGCTAAGATATGTGTCTGTGTTGACCGTCATATCCAATGTGCCGCCAGAAGAAACCAATGCAGTTTCAGTGAACAAAACTCCATCAGTTCCAACTTCATTTCTGTTTGGTAAAGCAGTTTGCCTGTTAGTGCTTACACCGATGTTGCCAACAACATAATTATCCCCAAGAAGAAGAAAAGCAGGTGATTGGTAACCAGTTAAACCGTTTACTCCGTTGCCAGTGTAGGTGTTTCCTGTTGGGTTAAATCCACTATTAAACTCACGGATCGCATACCCCTTGTTTGTTCTTGCAACATCCATTGTGAAAGTGTTGCCAGAAACAACATTGCCATTTGGCTGGAATGTTTTCCCAACAATTCGAATATCATCAGACCCGTTGTCAGCAGAATTGTTTTTCCAGAAAGCATTGCCAGTAATTGTCCAACCAGTTGGGTCAGTAATTTCCATACCTGCAAAATCGCAGCCCCAGAAGGTGTTGTTGGTAACAGTAACCGCAAGAGCCTGCTGTGGGCAGTAGATGCCTGTGCCAGTGTCAAGCAATGGGTTGCCATCAAACTCCACACCAGAAATTCTGATCTGGTTTACAGCAGACCCATCAATCCAAATACCACCTTTATACTTGCTAGTGATTAGACCGATAATGTTTTCAATTCCGATAGCACCACCCTGTTCAATGCGGATAGCAAATTCACGAGTATGGCCCCAAACAAAACCGCCACGAATAACTGTGTCAGTTACCTTACGAAGATAGATGCTGTTATTCTGAACCCAGCAGTCTTCAATTACATTCATAAAGCAGCTAGCTGTGCTGCCAGATGGACGATCCAAGAAGATGCCACCAACATTTGTGGCTGAGTAGTCTGTGTCATTGTGTCCAGACTTCACTCGAACATTTGAAATTCGACAAATGTTTGGGTTCTGCAAGTGAATGTCGTATTTGGTTGTTGCGCCAGTAACAGTTTTGTTGATCCACAAGTCCATGATGCTGGCTTGGAAGATTGCAGAACTTGACGTTGTAGTGTCTGAGTTAAAAACTTCGATGTCTGTGTTGACAAGAAGCTGCGTTGCGGCACGTCCCTTGCCTCGAACAGTAATACCGCCAACAAGAGTAATCGGGCTTGAAATTAAGTAAGTGCCTTCTGGAATTAAGACTTCACCACCAGAGGGTAAGCTGTCGATAGCAGCCTTGATCGCAGCTGATGCGTCTGTTGCCCCTGTATTGTCTGCTCCAAAGTCCAAGACGTTAGCCGAAGACCCTTCAATCATTCTGTTATGTGCTTTGGTCAACGCCATGCTATGTCTCCATTAAACGTAGTAAGTGCCAGTGATGTAAACGTCATCACCAGCAAGACTAATCCAAGTTGAAGCAGACCCAGACCCAGAAGGATAAATGACAAGGAAGCTGCTTGTGTTTGTTTTTGCAATAATGTCTAAGCCACCCGTGTTTTGAGCCACCATTACATTGTTGAGAGTGGCAGGTGCAAAGGGAAGACCGCCAAGCAATGCACCAGCACCAGTTGCCCCAGCAGGAACAGTGATGTAAAGACTGATCGTTACTGCGTTGCCGATCTTGGTGTAAGCTGCATAGTTTGTAACAATAGCATTGCCACCGCCTGATGCGTCAGTGCAGGTGAACGTCCCCTCTTCATAGTCATCGAACAGTTCACTTGTGCCAGTGCCAGAGGTGGC